TTCGTAAGATAAAACTATATGGAGAACTGGCAGAGTTTGTTGGTCATAAAGAATTTGAAGTACAGGTAGATAGTCTTGCGAAAGCAGTAAGTTTTTTAATTAATAATTTTGAAGGAATAGATAAATTTATGAGTCCAAAATATTATCAAGTTAAAGTAGGAAATTATGAAATAGATGAATCAGAACTTACCTATCCTATAGGGCAAGAAGATATACATTTTATCCCTGTTATCGCTGGTGCTGGTGGTAGAGGAGGTCTTGGAAGAGTTTTATTAGGTGCTGCTTTAATTGGTGCAGCAGTTGTTACAGGTGGTTCAAGCATCGCATTTACATCTAGTGGTTTTTCAGCAGTTGGAGGAGGTTTTAGTTTTGCAGCTTTAGCAGGAAACTTAGGTATAGGGTTAGCATTATCAGGAGTATCACAAATGCTTACTCCAACACCAAAACCTAGAGAATTTAGTTCGGAGCAAGATCCTAGACTATCCTTCAGTTTTTCTGGAACACAGCAGACAAGCAGGGCAGGTACTCCAGTTCCTATAGTTTATGGTGAAATTTTTACAGGAAGTGTTGTAATAAGTGGAGGAA